CGTAACGCCAATGGTTTATAGCACCATCTCGATTTTATCTCTTAGACTTTAAATATTGCACTATCCACCAACTAGATAGTCCCATCTTGTCTCTCACCATGGACTTGGTGTAGCCAAGGAAGTCTGGCATGAGATCGATAGCTTCATTAGCAAGGCTGTCAACTTTGTCTAAGAAGCCTGGGATATCTAAACCCAGTCTATATTTATCCCTTTTCATGCAAAATTCGGCAAATTCATTACGAAGAGGATGGTACTTCACATTCTCTATGATGGATAATTGCCGCAACGCCACCATTTCCTTTGACCATATCTCTGGGTCATAGAACCTTTCTTGTTCCATCAGCCTACCAAGAGCACGATAGGTTGAATAGACACCTACGCATATACCGTCGACTCTGTAATTAACATGGTGCCAGCGCCGTAAATATACGCAGTCTTGTTTGCTCACATACTGCTTGCTCACATTCATATCTTGACCATGTGCACTATATGACCGCACTACATCTTCCACTTGTATACCGGGGTACGTGAGTACACCGTCATCCCCGTAACATTGTGAATTTGGGTTTAACTTTTGGCCTGCGGCTTGCGCCGCTTCATACTGGAGAGCTCTGTGAACTAAGCTCTCATCCGCATTGGTTCCGCCAGAACCACTTCCCATGCCGTGCATACCAACACGGACTTTTCCATAATCATATGCGAGAGGAATTGCATATTTGATGGGGAATACATCGTCAAGCCATCTTTGTTCTTCACGTCCAGCGGTTAGTAGTCCAGCTAATATCTTCCTAGCTGCGTTGGACATATCAGGGTTAAAATGCTGATCGAATTTACTGAAGTCTGTACATACAACAACATCGTCTTTACCTTTTGAGTCAAACATCTGTGTGACTTTTCTGTCGACTGATTCCATGGAAACCCATCCAGAAACCAGATCGAATCTCTGACACGCTTCGATCAATGGTTGGTATAGTTGTAGCTCCTGTATGTTAACTGCATATGGAAACATCCAAACCACACGCTGCTTAACATCGCTGAGCGTTTCTCCGCCTTCTTGTCCCCTCCATCCTAGGACGGCACAGGCTTTCCAGTGATTACCACGCAAGATCTGTGTAATATCAGAGGAATTCTTTCCATTCTGATATACAACGCATGGCACTGTCTTATCCGTGACTGTGTTCTTCCTAGTGAAGTATGGAGATCCCGAGTTCGTCGACTTCTTCATTTGCTCAACGGTTCTTTGTTGGCCACGAACTCTCAATCCGGAGATGGGTGCGAACTCTTCTAGCACGGCCGAGATCGCTTTGTCAGATACAGGCGTTGATGATAGGAGAATATCATCGTAGTAATGATCAATATCCGACATGCGTTCTGACAGCGGCAGCATGATGGACATTGGTCCGACCTTAGCCTTTAGGTCGTTTTCGAAGTCTACTAAAGTTGGCCATTTGTCAGACAACTGGTCCAAGGTAGACTCCCAGTCCTTGAGGACTTTCTGAACGCTTTGCCCTCTTGCGAAGGTTGTGCGATACTCTTCAGGCTGGCCCCTTCTGACTATGTCAAAATAAGACCGTAAACCTGGGTTTGGCAGATTAAAATAATCTGCGAATTTAGTTTCATTATTTTTAGGCATAATGAATGGCCCCTTTCTTAATAAATTTGTAAA